AGGGAGGGGGGGATGGTGTTGGCCCCCCCCCTTTTTGTCCGTTTTTCCATTTGTATGAAGCTCGTATAAAACGAAACACCATGACTTTTCGTCATGGTGGTCCGCTTTGGTGCGCCTGAAGGGACTCGAACCCACACGCTGAAAGCACGGGAACCTAAATCCCGCATGTCTACCAATTCCATCACAGGCGCGTACCGTATATTTGATCTTATAGAGTATAGCACAGTTTTCCCTCTTGAACAAGGGGTATTTCCGCGGTACAATGAATTGGTATTATTCACACTTTGAAATGAGGGATTGCTTTGTCCACACCCCGCATCGCTGCCATTCACGACCTGTCCTGCTTCGGCCGCTGTTCGCTGACCATTGCCCTGCCGGTGCTCTCCGCCATGGGCTGTCAATGCTGCCCCCTGCCCACGGCTCTACTTTCTGCCCACACCGGATTTTCCGGCAATACCTTTTTGGATCTGACGGTGGAAATGGGCCGTATCGCGGATCACTGGGCCGCTATGGATCTGCAATTTGATGCCATTTACAGCGGTTTTTTAGGCAGTGCCGATCAGGTGGACACCGTGGCACGGTTTTTTGATACGTTCAAGAAATCTGGCACCGCCGTCATCGTGGACCCCGTCATGGGCGATCACGGCACCGCCTACCGCACCTGCACGCCGGATCTGTGCCGGGGAATGCGGGCGCTGGCAGAAAATGCGGATGTGATCACCCCCAATCTGACGGAGGCGGCGCTGCTGCTGGACCGTCCCTACGAGGAGATCCGACAGGCCGACGCCTATGAGGTGGTCCGCCGGTTAAGTTTGGGTGGACGGCGGTCTGTGGTGCTCACCGGCTACTTTTCGGAGCCGGGACAGACCGGAGCCCTGTGCTTTGACTGTGACAGCGGCGAGAGCAAAGCTGTACAGACTCCCCGGGAGCCGCAGGACTTTTCTGGCACCGGTGACCTGTTTGCCAGCGTCCTCGCTGGAGGGGTGGCAAGGGGTGTTCCCCTTTTTCAGGCCGCCCAAGCCGCCGCGGATTTTGTCCGTGATTGCATTGCACGCACCTTGGCCGAGGGACTCACAGAGCAGGATGGCGTAGACTTCGAGCCGCTGCTGGGGCAGTTGACCAACAGCAAATAAAAAAGGCTGGGAAGGATGATATTCTTCCCGGCCCTTTGTTGTTATTCGTCCCGGTAGCCCATGCTCCGCACATAGTTCAGGTTATCCCGCCAATTTTCCTTGACCTTCACCCAGGTCTGGAGATAGACCTTCGTGCCCATGAACTTTTCCATATCCGCCCGGGCCAGAGAGCTGATCTTCTTCAACATGGCACCCTGCTTACCGATGATGATGCCCTTGTGGCTGGCCTTTTCGCAATAGATTGTGGCGTCCACGTCCACCACCCCGGAATCCCGCTCGGAGAATTTGGTGATCTCCACGGCGGTGCCGTGGGGGATCTCCTTATCCAGACACAGCAGCAGCTTTTCCCGCAGCAGCTCGCCCATGACCTGCCGTTCCGGCTGGTCGGTGGTCTCTCCGTCCGGGAACAGCTGAGGACCTTCCTGGGCGTATTTCTGCAATTCATGCATCAGATCGTCCAGACCGCCGCCCTTATGGGCAGAAATGGGAATGATAGCGTCAAATCCGTCCCACACCTCGTTGTAGGCCGCAATCACCGGCAGCAGCTCCGCAGGCTCTACGGTGTCGATCTTGTTGATGCACAGGATGCAGGGGATCTTTTCCTCCCGGATGCGGTCGATCAGCGCCTTCTCCGGTCCTCCCACATGGGGGATGGGCTCCACCAGCAGCAGCGCGCAGTCCACATCGCTGAGGCTGGAGGTCACGACCTTTACCATGTAATCCCCCAGAGCGGACTTGGGCTTGTGCAGTCCCGGCGTATCCAGCAGAATGTACTGGGTGTCCTCCCGATTCACAATGCCGTAGATCCGGTTCCGGGTCGTCTGGGCCTTGTTGGAAACAATGGCGACCTTTTCGCCCACCAACGCGTTGGTCAGGCTGGACTTGCCCACGTTGGGCCGTCCGCAAACGGTGATCATGGCGGTTTTTGTAATGTTTGACATAGGTGATCCTCAACTTTCTTTGAGCGTTTTCGTTTACGTTCCGCTCCATGCGGTCCGTTTTTCTAACATACCACAGATCTGCCGGAATTGCAACCGGATGTCAGGTCTCTCCCCCGCCGATTTTCTCGCCGGAGCGGCGGGGCACCCCCAGTGGCGGCAGCTCCACGCCCAAAATGAGTTTTACCAGCCACACGAAAAGCAGCAGCACCAGAATCGGGATCAGGCAGGTAGTCACCAGCATGACTGCCAGGGCCTCCAAAAAGCGGTTCAGCACATTCCGCAGCTTCTCCACCGCACCGGCCGCGGCACCGGTAATGCTGTCCGTCACCTTGGAAAAGAATCCGGAAAGGCCGCTCTGTTCCGTCTCCGCATTTTCGCTCTGGCTGTTTTGAATCGTATCCGTGGCATCCTTGGCCTCCTGAATGGTAGCCGCAATGGATGCCTGATAGGTATCCTCGATCAGGTCACTGACCCGGATCCCCGTCGGGATCACCAGCATGATCGCTATACTGAACAATGTCAGTTTCCACGCCAGTGCGCCCGCCGTCCGCCGCAGACGGGGGAACAGCGCCGCGGCGGCAAAGGCCGCGCAGGCCGCCGGGATCAGGACCTTAAATGCCGCAGCGGCGGTGATGGTCAGCAAATATTTTTCCAGAAAAATGGCGCAGAGCACGATGAGAAAATAGCCGCTGAGATCCGCCAGCTTGTCCGCGATCGGCGTAGCCGTGTCACCGGGCAGCAGCGTGATCGCCGCTGACGCCGCTGTGGAGGCCGCCGTCAGTTCCAGGACCGTCTCCTGCTTTTCCTCCAGCGCGGCAATAGACTTCTGGTAAAAGGCCGGGTCCGTGATGAGTTTGGCCACGCCGAATATGGAAGCCAGTGCCAAAATCAATGCCGTCGCCACACAGATTATTTTTATTCCGATTGTTCTGGTCATAGTATATTCCCCTTTGCAAGATATAATCTCATCATACCCCGCTCCGCTCTGTTGTCAAGCACTGGCTTTCAAGTAAAAAATCGGGGAGACTTTCATAAAAGCCTCCCCGATTTTTTGAATTTATTTTTGAAGCCGATGCAGAATTTCCGCCAATTCCCGCCGGGTAACGACTTTTTCCGGCTCCGCAAGCTGGGCCTCCGTCAGGATCCCAGATTTCCCTGCCCATTTCAGGTCTGCGTTTCCCGCCTGCTTTGTCTCTGCCCAAAACAGGACCATCGTCGGCACCTTTCGGGAACTGGCCACCTTACCAGAGGGAAAAAATCCCTGGATAGAACCGCCGCCGTCCAACATCAGCGCATCCGCCACACCCAAGCCCAGCAGCTTATTTTGAAGCTGCTCCCGAGTCAGGCTGGTCTTGTCGCACCACAGGCAGATTCGCCCATCCGGCATCCAGCCCACAGCTGTCCGGGCTGCGGAGCGGGCCACATCCGGCGTCAGGCTTCGCTCCAGCTTCGCCCCATTTTTCAAAAGAGGCACCCCGGAAAGAAAACTGCCGCCCCGATCCGTCAGCATCTGGGGCTTCCCATCAGAACCGATGGAAATTCCCCAGTCCTGATAGGCGTCCCGACTGATGACCTTGCCGTCGATCACCGTCCAGCCAACCGGCTGAAAGCTGCCGTTAAACAAATAGCCGTTGATGATGTGGCTGCATCCGGTCTCCCGCTTCACCTGCGCCAGAGGTTTCCGTTTGATGTTGTAATAGATCTGCGCTCTGGCGCAGGCAAATACATCAGTCATGGAGCCGGACGGCGCTCTTAGCGTAGCCGTCCTCGTCATAACTGACTGCAAACCTGCCGCCGGGGATCCACTGGATCTGCTCAGTCCCGGCAAATTCCATTCTGCGGCGCATATCCAAGGTACGCCGGGCCTCCTTGGGTTCCTCTTCCGCAGGGATAAAGCCCTCCTCCATCTCTGCATCGGTCCAACCGGCCACGCCGCCGTCGGGATTCAAGTGGAAGTTGGCCCCAGCCGCCTTCAGCTCGGCATTGATCTCTTCAATGCTCTTGCCGGACTTTTTCCCTTCGCTGATGATTTTCTCAAACATCTTTTCCATCTTCGCGCTCCTTTCCGCCCTCAGTCCTTCATCTGTTTGCTGATCTGATCCACGCCTGTGGCCGCGAGGCCGCTGACGATTCCCACCGCAGCGGCGGTCAGCGGGTCCGCCGCCGGAAAATCCGTCATGACCAGCATTCCCACAACGCCCAAGATCCCCCCGCAGACACCCACGATCACCGGGATCCACTTGTTATCCAGACCGGACACCTTAACGATCCAACCCACAAGGTAGCAGATCACCGTGATCGCCGCCACGCCTGCCATACCAAATGCCGAAATGTCCATCCTTACTCTCCTCTCTGTCCGCCATCTCAAGAGATTGGCTGACGCCGCTGTCCCCGCTCTAACTGCTCCAACCGGCGGTCCATGCCCCGGATCTGTTCCTCCACCACCGGCACCCGCCGTGCGAAATGATTGTGCTCCCGGACCTCCCGGGTCAGCTCCGTGAGCTTCTCATCCGTTACCGCTTGGGCCGCCCGGTTGCTCAAAAGCACCCCCAGCAGCGTCACACATCCAGTGATGGCGGCGGTTATGATCTCACTCATGTCTCATTCCTCCGGCGGCACCGCCAGTTGAAAGCTCTCCCAGGTATGCTGTGCCGTCTCCACCTCATCCCATGTATATTCCGCCGCTTCACATTCTGCCCAGGTCAGATAGCGGAAGTAAAACTCCACTTCTAAATGACAGGGTAGAATATCTAAAATAATCTTCCTGATCTGGTCGAACTCCGCCGGCACACCGGCAGTTCTGGGAAATACGACCCGCAGGCTGCCGTCCGCCTTTTCCTCCGCTCTGGCCCGGATGCCGCAGCCGGTAAGAGTATCGTTGATGGCCTCCGGTGTCAGGCTGTCCTCGCTGATCCGCAGCAGCGCGGCGATGGCCTCCCGGCGGTCCTCTTGAGTCACGGCCGCAGGCTTGTGAGCAAACAATACCTCCCGGCGGTCAAGACCCTCGCTCTCCGCCGTGGCCAGCAGGCTTTCCCGTTCCACCAGTTCTACCAGCCCACTGACGCTGTCCAGCTCCCCGCCCAGCGCCGCCAACTCGCCGCCGTTATGGGGTGCTCGGAGATTGTAGAGACTCAAAGGGGCCAACAGGCGAATCAAATACTGCTCATACACACGACTCACGCCTCCTCTGTCACTGTCACCGTCCCCAATACCGGCAGCACCGTGTCATTGGCCGCCAGATCAGCTGCCGGGGCCGTAATATGACAGTTCTCTACACCCGGCAGAGCATAGATCCTGCTGTTCAGCTCCGCCAGCTTCACGCCCCTGCCTAACAGCTTTCCGTTGAACTGCTCCGCCAGATCAGCCTCCACCGCAGTCTTCACCTTGGCAAAATCCGTCCCTTCCGCCGTTTTTACCGTCACTGCCACGTCCACTGTCGCAGCCGTGGGCGCTTTTACCTGCACGTTCACCGCGATCTCCCGGCTTTTCTGAAAAACCGTCTGAAGCTCTGTCAGCAACTTCTCCGAGGGAATACCATCCGGTGCCGATACATACACATCCACTGTCCCGGCGCCCCGGGCTTTTCCCACCGCCTTGGCCGCTGCCACACCCTCGTGACGGCAGGCAGTCAGCTCATACCACGCGGCGTTGGCTCCATTGGGCAGCCGCTGAAAGCTGTCCAAAATCCGCTGCCGCAGTTCCTCATCCGTTTCCTCCGACAGTCCGCCCGTAAATGCCTCTTCATTGGTGACTGCCGTCACCGCCACGGGACACGCCGTCAGCACATGAACGGTTCCGGCTCCCACGTTCCCGCTGCTGCCAGCCTCCACGGCCTCCGCCGCCACGGTCACCGAAATCTCCCCCGCCGGGATCGTCCCCGGCTCCGTAGTCCGGAACCGGACAGTTCCCTCCGTCATGCACACCGTTCCGATCTCCACGCTCACCGCGCCGGTCTGTGCGTTGGACAGCCGAAAGGTCAACTGACCGGTCGCCCTGCTGGGTGCCTGTCGGACGATGCCTCGCATGGCTCCGTGGCGGTCCAGATAGACCCCTGCAGCTGTCTGTGGAAAGCTCTGCCCCAGCACCCATTCCGCCTGTGCCTCCAACGCCTGGATCTGTGCCGCTGCCGCCCACAGCCGCACCGACAGGTCGCAGTCCTCCTGAAGCTGTCCGCCCCGCCGCTTGGCGTAGGCCGTCAGCATTTCCCGATAGATTGTCTCCGTCGCTCTCACATTGTCACTCCCTCCTGCCCCAAGGCCACCTCCGCCGTCAATCGGCATTCGTCTTTGACGGCGTTCACCGTCAGGGACGCCTTTCCGCCGTTCTCCGCCAGCGTCACCTGCTCTACCATCAGCCCCGGCTCATCCCGGAGGGCCTCCAGTACATACTGTTCCGCCGCAGCCTGCCGTTCCGCAGGACGCAGCCGGTCCAAAGTCCACAGTCTGCTGCCGAAATTCTCCATAAAGGGAAACTGCCCCCGCCGGGCAGTCAGTTTCATCAGCATCCGCTGCAAAACTGCCTCGTCCCCCTTCGCTGACTGTAATCCGTTTTCCTGCGGTACATAATCACCGTTCACCAGCATCAGCACTACAGAATCCCTCCCTCTCCGCAGGTGCAAGGTTTGTAGGGCTGCCCGTTGATAAGAAGTTGTCCTCTGATGGAAATTCGCCCTGTCAGTTCAATCGTCCCATCCTTCTGCAAATACACATTGCTGCCCTTCGGACCGTAAATATAGACCTCCCCCGGCTGCATCCCCTTTGGGACCTCCGCCTGCTTACCGCCGCAGACGCACTGCTCCTCTCCGCCGGGGCCGCCCTTAATGACCAGCACGGAAGCCCCGCTCTCCGGCAGCCACACATAGCCGCCAGGGCCGTAGATAGGCAGCTGACGCACCTCACCCCGGGTCACCACTCCCATCTGATCTCCCACGATGGTAGAGACCCCCTGATCGGCATCCGCCGTGGGAACCGCCTGCTTCATGCTCTGTGCCAGCCACATTTCAACCACACTCCTTCAATGTCCAGATCATCACGGCCCCTTCTCTGGCAGAAAATCGATTTTCCGTCTCTGCCACCCGGTAATTCCCGGTAAGACCCAGCTTTTCCAGTCTCACCGTCACCAGGTCCCCCGGAAACGCGCCAAAGCTCCCCGGCAGTGTCACTATGACCGCCTGCTCTTCCTTTTTGGACTGTTGGATCTGGTATTCTCCCGTATAGCGCATGGCGTCCCAGGTACTCCGCCCCGGCGTGTAGATCACCCGGCGGCACTGGCCGCCCTTGGCGATCATCTCCGGATTTTTCACCGAGTAGCTGATGTTCTGCCGTTTGTCGATGACCAGCGCCTCCGTCAGCACGCCGTAGTGATCCTCCCGGATCCGGCAATTCAGCACCGGACTGCCGCTGTCAAGGATGATTCTCTTTCCGCTGTCCTGCTCCGGTGTTGCCAGCAGCTCTCCGGTTTTGGCAAACCGAGGCAGGAAGCCTCCATAGGTCCGGCAAAACTCCGAAATCACCTTCCATTGGCTGATTCCCGCCCCGGCGGTATAGGGCACCGTGGACCTCAGATCCGCCGCAGCCCCGCAGGAAATGCCATAAGGCTCCGCGTGACAGCGGACCAATTCCCGCAGCGTCACCTGCTCATAGGTCACAGGCCGGGACTCGTTATCCAACAACCGTGCGGCGTATCCCCGGCCGGACAGTGTCACCGTCATCCCTCTGCTGCCCAGTTCCACGGTATATTCGTCCACGATTCCCCGTAACTGTGTCATTCCATTCTCAATGGCGGCCCAACCGGCCGAGACAATCAGGCCCGTCCGCATTTTCG